AAACATTCTTTCTGCAACTTTAGGATTTAAATATTTATATAAAGTTTATAAGAGTGTTTTTTATGATGAAGAGGAAGATGAAGCTGAAGGTGTTAAAGAGACTGCCCATGATTTCCAAAGATATGGTGAAATTGCAACTATTTTGATTGTTATTTTTGCGGCTTTGCGTGGTTGTAAGTTATCTTTTATTGAACCTGTGATTATGAAATTAAAAACAAGGATATCTTTATTAATTTCTAGTATGTATGGTGCTTCACATTTGGCTAAAATGTTTGGATTTGATGCACCTGAATCTTTTGAGGATATACAGGGTGAGTTAGCTGATATACCTGTTTTAGCTGGAAAATGTGTATATTATGAGAATGGGGCAGCTTGCGGTGATACTTGTTTAGATGGTGGTTTGTATTGTGCAAAACACAAGAAAACATGCCGCGAGCATAAAGCAGTTGACTGTTTAACATGTAGACTTAAATTTCCTGTGGATGGTAAGATTGAATCTCTGTCTATTTCAAAGAAAAATAAAGAGGTTAAAACTACTTATGGGAAAGGCAAGCAAGAAGAAGTTAAGATAGCTCGTATTAATGAAGCTACTGCTAAATCTCAGTTTGCCCTCGATGATCTTCTTGCTCAAAAAGACAATAAAGGTAAACAAGGTTTGGGCTTTGATGAGAAGAAGAAAGAAGCAAAGAATGAAAAGAAAGGTATCGAAGTTCGTAAGTCTGGATCAGGTATTGGATTATATCCTATTGATGATTTGGAGGATGATGATGCTGGTCAAGGTATTGGATCGGCTCATTTGAAAGTTGCGAAAAAATTTGAAAATTTACGTTGTATAATGTGTGATGTTGTTGTTACGTCACGAACGGAACAACATAATCATTTGATTTCTGATACCCATGCTGACAAATGTAAGGAAAAAGAAAAAGGACTTGCTGGTCATTTTGTTGTTGTTGGGAAGGAGAAAAATGTTTTAGCTCCTGAAAGTATTGCAGATTCTAAATTGTATTGTGTGATTTTAAACTGCAAGCAGACAACAACTAATTTTGTGTGTGGTTTTCATCGCCGTTACACGTCCGAGATAACATTACGAAAAGGATCTGCGTATTGTTGTATTCCATCATGTCATCGTAGTCCTATGTCTGTAACTTCTCGGAAACCTGCGATTCCTGTATTTACTTATGAGTCTTTTGTGGCATGTAATTTTACTTATTCGAGTGAATTTGATGTTAAAGAAGCTCATAAATTATTTACAGTGTGTGATCTCCATGATTACTATTTTTATGATAAATTTGTGGAAATGAGGAAGAAGTTTTTCCCTCGTGAACCTGCCGTTAAGGAGGATTATGGGGGGTGTAAGCTTTGTATGGTGTCATACACTTCCAAAAGTATGCGTGAAACTCATGAAAAAGGTAAGCAACATGTGAAGAAAGTTGGTTTGCATACTCTTGAAGTGAAACGGTCTGAAGCTTATGCTTCATCTAAGGAGGCTATTGGTCAAGCCGTTTCACAAGTTGCGCCTTTGCCAGAAGCTTTACCTGTATTAATCCAACAATTGGACACTACTATTAAAGAGGATTTTGATAGTCGTAAAGAACTTATCGAATTACGTGATCGAAATGTTGATAGGTTGTTGGAGGAAGATGGATATTTGCGTTTTGGTCGTCTTGGTGAACCTTTGAGAAATCATAATGATGAAAAATTTGCTAAGGAAAATCCACCGACGACTGAATGTACTTTAAGAATTATGGATTCTAATGGGAAATTAGTTGATATTAAGGTACCTAATATGAACCTGATGTGTTGGTTTCGGAATGACCAGGACACTGGTTATACCGCTCTTGTTGATCGGTATGGTCAATATTTTGGGCAGGATATGTTAGTAGTGCTCAATTCTTTGATCGGTAAAAGATTTGCACTTTATGTCTTTTTCGATGAAATGAGAAATTACCAACATTCGAAAGAAGCTAGTGAAGGGTATTTTGAAAATTATGTGGGAAGTTGGTTTAGTAAGCGACAAGTTAGATCTTTAGATACTGAAGTTGTTGTTGAAACAAGGTATTTTGAAGAAAATCGTTTATTAGCTTGTCCTTTCTTAAATTGTAACTCCCCAACTGTTATTCGAAATTTTGAATCTAAGGAATTAGGTAATTATAACGCTCATTGCTTTAAATTTTATTCAAGAACATGTTGTGATTGTAAGAAAATTGTAGATGTTCAATTTAAAAAGAAAGATTTATCTTTTGCATTAGTAAATGCTAGTAGTATGCTTGAGCAACAAAATGAAGGAGATGTTGCTTTCTTGGCCTTTTTATGGTATTTGGATGTATCTCAAGGTAAGCAAGGTCCTGCCGAATTTAAGAACACTCTTGAGTTAGGTCAATATTTACATAATACTAGGAGAGTTTGTAATTGTATTAAGCGTGAAAATATTTCTAAATTTTTCACTATGTCTGATGATACTTTATTAACTATCTTAGGAGGGTGTTTTCTTGTTTGGGTGGGCTACAAGTTAGTAACTAAGATGTGGACTAGAAAAGCACGTGCTGATTTCTCTGGAATTCCTGAGGGTGTGGTTAATTATGTCAAGTATGATAGTAATGACATTCATGATTTATCACAGTATATGCCTGAAGGGAGAGGGAAGACAAAACGAGGTCGTGGTACAAAAACTAAGTTAATTCCAAAGCGTAGAGCAAATTTTCATAAAAATTTATATTTGGGTAATTTGCAAGCTGAAGATTTAAATGGAAATTTTGAAATGACTTTCGCCAGTGGAAAGAGACAACGTTTTGCTGGTTCATATCGTAATGTTCTATCTTTTCTTTCTGAAAATATTAAGAGTGGACCTATTAAGCTTAAACGCTCTGATTGGAAAGAAGAAGCAACTGTAACTGAGTTTAAAAAAGATTTTTCTAAGAAGCATAAGCCAGGTACTGTTGCTTTTGGATATGCTGAGAGAGGTTTTGTACCTCCCAAAAGTGAAGATAAATCTGAGGGTATATGTTTTCAATGGCAAAAAACTCAGAAATGTGAGCGTCCAGGTTGTCAATATGAACATGTCGATGAGAGTAAATATCGTAAAACTTTAGCATGTGATAATGATCTTATAAGCCAATGTACTGTCTCTGGATGTGCATATAGACATGGTCTTTCTGCTGCTGAAAAAGATGAAGAGTTGCGGCGGAGATCAAGAATACCTTGTTATAAATTCCGTAGTGGATTTTGTCGTGGTAAACCTCATTGTTTGTATTTACATGATAAACCTGAGGGGTGGTTTTCAACGCCAGAGTTTAAAGGTACTCAGGGTTGTTGTCACACTTCTGAATGTCCTATGATAAAAAATGGGACTATTCAATCTCATTATGCTAAGGTTTGTAATGTTGAATGTGGTGGTTTTTATTGTACTCATTGGGCTGGCTGTATGCCTGAAACGTTAAAGAATGAACCTGAGGGCTTGAAAGGTTGTTGTCATATGAGCAATTGTCCTTTAGTCCGTCAAGGTGTTATTGAATCTGGTTATCCGGAAGTTTGTAATACTGTTTGTGGTGGTCACCATTGTAAACATTGGCAAGGGTGTATGCCTGATAAAAAAGAAGGTAAAACTTCTCGCGAAAAGATAAAAGTTGTCGAAAAAGTTAATGCTTTTGTCATTTTTCGTAATGAAAGACAAGATTTACTTGTAGGTGGGTTTGTTGCTGGAGATCGCGTCTATACTATGGATCATGGTCTTAGTGGCAACAAATCTGGTGGTCAAGTCACAGCGGTAACTAAAAATGTTGATACTGTACATACTCCCATTAATTTAGACGATGCTTCTTGGAGTCAAGAACATGATGTGAGACGTGTATTTGTGTCCAAAAATTTAGGTTACATGGTTTCTTTCAAGCGACCTCAAGGTATGACGTTCGCTGGAAGTTTTCCATTGGCAGGCCATAAAGATATTCCTATTGGTAAACAAGTTATTTTGAAAACTGTTGCTTGGGACCATCGAAGTTTTGCCATGTCAGTAGGATCTTTTAAAGGTACTAATGAAGATAATGTTTGTCTTTATGATTGTTCCTCTGATAATGGTGATTGTGGATTTCCTATTTTTTGTGGTGATGAGGTGATTGGTATCCACGCTGGCAAATCTGGAGCTAGTGTGGAGACTAATTTATTTCATCGCCTTTCAAAAAATTAGACGAGCCCTTGCGCCGAGATTGGCAATTAATTTATGATCGCATGCCTTTCTCGGTTAGCACTCTCATGGGGGGAATTAAAAATACCATGGGACCTATAGTTGCGAAATGTGAAACTCAGCTTTGCCATTTAAAATTTTGTGGTAGAATAAATAGACCTATAAGGTATAAAACTGGTGATCAGGATGATCGTCAATTTTATGATTTTTATCTTACTGAATATAAATTGTCCATGTATGATAAATTTACTGATTATAAGAAAACTAAATGTAATTTTGATGCTTTGATGCCTTCTTTATTGAAATATGATAGAGTTGGATATAATAAGGATCTTTTAGTTTGGAGAGAAGCTAGTTATTGGACGGAAAAACACTTTATTGCAATGTCTGGTAGTAAAATTATTAAACTTAGTGAAACTTTTCCTCTAATGGAACCCGCAACTTCACCAGGTTATCCTTTTTCATTATTAGAAAAAACTAAAAATAAACTTTTTGAACATCTTGATGTTATGGAATCTATTGCAGATTTTGATAAGATGATTCAAGTTGAGGAGACACCTGTGTTGTGGGCTGTCAATGAGAAAGATGAGATGCGTGCTATCGAGAAGATTCGTGCTAATCGAATTCGAACTTTTGTGGGTTGTCCCATTGATTTATTAGCGACTTCAATGAGGCTTTTCTTTGATATGAATGAGCGGATGTATCAATCTGCTAATGTATCAAATTGGAGTTTCGTTGGCGCTTCTAAATTTGAAGGGGGCTGGGATCGTTTAGCTCGTCGTCTTGAAAAGCATCCAAATACTTTTGAATTAGATGAGGAAGATTATGATTGTAGTTTAGATGAAGAAATGCTTATGACCTGTGCTCGTATTAGATATAATATGTTAGAACCAAAAGAACGCACTCCTGAGACTTGGATTTGGATTAAGAATGTTTATCGAGAAATCATACATTCTTATATGGTCTGTCCTATGGGTGATATTTTGCAGAAAGCTTTAGGTAATCCTTCTGGATCCTTTAATACTATAACTGATAATGTTTTAGTTTTATTTACCCTATTGGCTTATGCTTGGTTGATTTTGGCTCCTGACCATATGAAAACTTATGCTGATTTTATGACGCATGTTGAAGCTGTTTTATGTGGTGATGATAATACTTGGTCTGTGTCTGATGTTGCTGTGCATTTTTTTAATGCTGTTAGCGTTGCTAAAGTTTGGAATTGTATAGGGATTAAGACAAAAACAGATCATTGGGTGCCAAGAAAATTATCTGAATGCTGGTTTATGAGCTCAGGTTTTAAGTATATTAGTCATCCTTTTTATAATGGTGCAGTTATTGTTGTACCTGTGCCTGAAACTCAAAAGATATTATGTTCGTTGTGTTATCACAATAAAGGTGAAACACCAAAGTGGTCTCTGTTACGAGCTGCAGCTTTAAGGATTGAAAGTTTTTGGGATGAAGAATGCAGATTAGTTGTGTGGCAATTTATTCTTTTTCTTTTAAAGAAATACCACACTGAATTACATGCTATCCCGACTATGTCTAAATATGATATTTTGACGTATGAACAAGCTTTTTCCGTTATTAAAACAGATGATCAAATTGTAGATTTATTTTTAGGTCAAAGTTAAATTATCAGCCTAATAAATAATAAAATTATGGCATTTTATCATAATGGTAGTAAAGGTCTTGCAGGCAGGGTGACTTCCTGGTTGCCTGACTATTGGCAAATAGCTGAAATGAATAAAGAAACTGAAGCAAATGATGCTGGAATCCCTGGTCTGACTGATGTTGGATCGACGGCTGGAGTGAGTGCACCTTCTCCACCCGTGCAAAAAGGTATAGGTGCTGTTGTTGGAACTGTTTTAACTGTACCTTATTCTATTGTGCGGCGTGCCTTTGGGCAAGAACCCTGGCACCCTGTTCCGAAGAATAAGAAGCCTCAATATGTAGCATACGATAGTGTGCCTATGGACGCGAAATTGTGGAAACGTTCTAAAAATGTTCAAAAGTCTATTGTAAATCAAGTTAGATTTATTAATTCTAGAAAGATACCTATTCCGTCAGCGATAACACTTAAGGACGGAATAAATAAAAATCAAATGTCAAAATCTAACAAAAACAAGAAAAAGACCAAAAAGAACAAACCAAACCGTAGTACAAAACCTTCCATGACCCGGAAGCCTACGGTTAGAGCCAAACAAGCACTTCCTGCTAACTATCGTACTAATATGCATGGTGCGATGGTTCCCATTGTAATGGCTCCTCGAACCCCTTTTCTTAGGGCTAAAAAGAGAAAACCCTATAAGGGCAAGAGTGTCCCTGGTGATAAAATTATGTCTGCACCTACAGCGTTAGGTGTATCCAGGAGTGGAAATATTGTCACTTTTAGTGCTGGGCGGACACCTGGCTCCTTAGTGATGAGAGGACGTTTCCTATTAGGAAGTATTTGGATTACAACTGATGCTGAGACGAAAGTTCAAACTTCTTGGATGAATGGTGGCATTACTAGTGCTACGCATATGGAAGGTCAGTATTATTTTAATCCTACTAACACTTACTATTTTGGAGGACCTTTTTCTGTGTTCTCCCAGTATTTTGATCGTTACAAAGTTGCTAAGGTTGGGTGGGAATGGACTTCTTCTACACCTACAAACACTGATTATCAAATCACTTGGTGCATGTGTCATTCTGTTGATCACTGGGAGCGCTTAGGTATTTCTAGCGCTTCTGTTCCACCAACACGTGAACAAATTATGGGAATGTCAACTGCGCGTACATTTCCTGCCTGGCAACCTAAGGCTTATCTTAGCCTTGGTAGTGGTTTGTCTCTCTATACTGCTACGGCTGAGGCGACTACTAACCCCTATGCTTTTGGAAGTCCCATTGCTGAGGCCCGTCAGAGTTGGGGTTTTACCTGTGGCTTTATTGCTTCTGGTACTGTTCCTTCTTATGACGTTCCTTATAAGTTAGGGGATGTGACGATTGATATAACCCTCGAATTGTGGGATATGACCTATGGTGGTGGTAATCCTATAACTGCCTTGCGTCGTGAAAACAAGTTACGTAGTGAGGAAAAACGAATGGATGATCTCTTAGCTGCTGCTATTGCTCGCAAGGAGGCTAAAGAAAAAGCTGAGTTTGATCGTCTGGAAGCTAAAGAACTAAAAACTGCTTTCCGTGTCATTGATGAAGTCACGCGAAAGAAAAAGGATGTTCCTGGATCCACATCTGATGATGATGATTTTGTGGGCATTCAACATCCGCGGAAGAAGAAGTCGAGTTCCGTTAAAAGTGATATAGTTCATCATACTAAGAAATATGATAGTACACTTGGTTACCCCGGTGAAGGTCCTTTCACAGTTGTGCGAGAGGACTTCTACAGTTGGTGCTTTAGGGCATTAACTGCAGATTATCGTACTCACCAAGTTAGATTAGCTGCGCTAAACGGATTTAAGCAAATTTTAGATAGAGGAGGAGATTTTAAAATCGCTACCAGTGATGTAGTTACGATTATTCAAGCATTAGACGTTAGTCCTTTTGCAACTGACATCTCTCTTAGGTCAGTTTATTCAACTCTAGTTAGTGCCCATCATTTGGCATCTAGTAGAGAAATAGCTTATTTAGTATCTAAATCCGAGAAAGAACCGGGAGCGCAAATTGAGGGAGCGGAAAAACATTAAAAATTAGTCTTAGATTAGTTTAGTTTTTCTTATAAGCTCTTGTTCCTGTGTTGTGTTTCCATTATTGGTCAACTTGGAAGCCTCATTGGAGCGGTGAGTCTTAGGGGATGCCCTGAACCTTTGACTCTGAGCAATTACACGACGTCGTCTAGTGTCGTAGGGTGGGTGATTCGAACTGGACAACCCAGAGTAGAATTATCCCAGGTGACTGTCCCGAAGACAGTGATCTTGCAGCGGGTGAGCATTTGATGAATCTTAGGTGGACTGAAAGGGATACTCTGTTCCCCCTGAATGTCCTACTTTGTGCAGTTATTTGCTGAAATCTGAAATCACATCGTGATCCTTGCTTTAGCATTAGAATATGTTTAAGACAGTGATTTGTAGTGAAAAACGTCTGTGTTCGTACTGTATCAGACATTCGCTTGTCTTGTGTAGTTGAGTGTTGAAGACTTACTTTTTGCGTGCTCTACTGAGTTTTACCATTGAAGAGAAATCTGTTGGTATTATTTGGTTTTGTGCAATCTTTGTTTGTTGAAAACACGAGATACTATTTGACTTTCGAATCGCGAAGCTACATTTCATGGTTTCTTGGAAAATTTTCAAAGTTGGTTTTCCTTGTTTACCTGTCTTCTTCGGAAACTATTCGCTATTGCACCGTTATCGTTGTGGAGTGAAGGTGGGTGTTCGCTGCATCCTAAAAACTTAAAGAATTGACAAGAACATGTTATTATTATATGTGTTGTTGTATTATGCCACGGAAGTGGTGTTATGAGAGCCGTTAGGCTACTCTTTGTCCTTGTAATGAC